ACAATTTTAGACATTATTTCAGAAATTTTCCCGAATGTATGACCTGCCAGCTGGGTCTTTTTTTTCTTCAATTTTTGGAGTTTCACCAGTAGCACCAAAATAACGGTTATTCATTTTACCTTCAGCTCTGTCAGCCATTGCTTGCATGGCTACACTTCGCAATGCTTTTTTGTTTGCTATGTTGATAGCACTATCTCCGTAGGCAGGAAAGTATTGCAATCTTGCTTTATCATATTCGGAATCCATGACTGTTGCGCCAGAGCGATCTCGCAAAGTAGCCTCAATCCACTTATCCATTGCAGAATAGTATTGTTTGCCCTCATCACTTTTAAAATAATTAGGCGCAAATCGATCCCAAGTATTGTTTGTTGGATTAAATCCTTTGTTTTCAAGTTTAGAAATTGTTTCATTAGTTTTAAACAATTCAGCAGCATACTGATAAGCCTTACCCTGTCCTTCGGTCATTTTGCTACTACCTTGTTTAAGCTCATCTGCTATTAGTTGAGCAGCACCCATCTGACCTTGGGCAAGAAAATTGGTCATGTCTGTTATTTTCTTACCTATATCAGATTGAGGTCCGCTTGGTTTTTCTGGCAAAACCAACTGAGCTAAACTTCCTTTTGAAATTATGGCTGTTGCAATAACTTTTCCATCAGCACTTGTTATTGGTTTTACATTAATGTCAACGGGAGCAAAAACCCCTGCGTCTTTCTTGAATTGAGCATTAATCTCAGGAGTGACTCGACCGCCTTTAGCAATATAACTAGTGATCTGATTGGTATAAAGCTCTTTTGGCGTTAAATCTACTTTATCGATGACAGTGCGTTTTGATGTTTGAGCAGGAAGCTCACCGATACCTTGATTGAACGAGGTCGGCAGAGCAGCAGCACGTTCACGAGCATTCATAGAAGCAGCCGTGATTGGCATAGCTTCAGCACGTTCAGCAGCAGTCATCGGGGAAGCTGTAATTGAAGTAGCCGGAATTGGAGACGTTGACATAGCCGCATCACGTTCTGCGGCAGTCATTGGAGCAGCCGTGATCGCATTGCCTTGAGCACGATTTCCATATTCACCAACTCGATTTATCATGCCTTCAACAAAGTTGGCAACACGCCCGCCTCTGCCTATTGGTGCGGCTGTAATAGATGAAGGAGGTGGAAGTGAATCAGGAACCTGAGAACCGTCGCCACGATTCATCATTTTACTTAGTGCTTCAGTGTCGATATTGCTAAAATTAGACTGTGTTGCGGGCGGCTGATTTTTGCCAGCGTTGTATAAATACTGACTTTGATCAAGAAGACCGCTTACCGGAACCTCTCTTGAAACATCTCGAGTGGTCGGCCCACTAAGCGACTGCGAGTATGCGTCCTGATCGCGCCGTTGTTGATTTAAGTTTTCCAAATTTACAGCCAAAATTTCGGCTTGCGTCCGCGCATTTTCATTCTGGCGTGCGCGATCAAAAGAAGAAACCAAAGTCCCAGCAGATGCTAGAGTTGCTCGTTTCTGCGAGAGAGATTGGCCAGCAAAGTTACCTAATTTTTTGGTAATTTCATCAAACGCTACCTGACTTTTTTGGTCTTTGATATCCTTCCCAAACGACTGCAAAAGCGGCGTCAGAGATTCAGCCTGGCCTGTCAAAAACTCAGATTCCTCTTTGTCCTTCTGGTACTTTTTGATGGCGCCAGAAATGTTGTCGCCAATTGATTCAATGGCTCGCCCGTAGCTCTGGCCAATGCTGGCCGCAGCCTGCATGTAGCCCTCGGGCAAGGGGCTGATGTACTGGACCGGCTGAAAGTATGGGCCTTTTTTCATGGTGAATTTTTAAAGGGTGGCGATGCGCGAATCCATCCAACGCCGGATAAGATTCTTTGTGCGCGGCTTGTTGCTGATGAACTCAGCAAACTGGGCGCCGTACTTGACGTACAAGTCATGGAACCACTTTGGTGAGCTGGTGAGCAACCAAGTGCGGAATTCTTTCCACTTTGGATTGCTGGCGCCGTAGACCTCGCGGGCGACCCAGCAGAAGTTTAATTTTGGAGTAGCTGCCGCTGCTACATTTCCAGCCGCCGAGATGCCTGCTGCATTCATTGCGGCGTTGGCCTGCGCCTGCGCAATATTGCGAGCGTTGGTCGCCTGCTGGTTGCCACCGTAGATGTTGTTGGCGTAAGACGATTCTGGGTTGAACAGAGCAGGGCCAGCGTTGCTGGTGAGGTTCATCCCTTGGTTGGTCGTGTTTTGCGCAAATTGACCGGCGGTGCTGCTGCGATTAAGAATCGCTGCGTAGGGGTCAAATTGAGTCGCTTGCCGGAGACCTACCAACTGAGCAGCATAGGCGCGATCTGCACCCAGACCCTGATTGTAGAGTTGGCCGGCTTGGCCTAGGTTTTGAAGGTAATTTTGATTCTGCTGCGCCTGGAATGCACGGTTCGCTTCAGCAGCGGCGATGTTGGCCTGTTGATTTGCGGCCTGACCTTGGAAATTGTAGCCGGCGTTGATTTGGGCGGCGCGGAGTGCGGCCTCTTGGTTGGCCATGCCTGCTCTTTGAGCGGCATCACGATTGGCCTGAGCGACGGCGCTCTGGTTCGATGCGTTGAACTGCTGGGTCGCCGCATAGTTTTGCTGATTTGCCAACTGCGCACGAAGCGCAGCCTCTTGGTTTGCCAGCCCGCTTCTTTGCGCGGCATCCCTGTTTGCCTGAGCGACGGCGCTCTGATTTGAAGCATTAAATTGAGCACGCTGGAAATCGGTCTGTTGATTTGCAAGTTGCGCTCTGAGTGCTGCTTCTTGGTTTAGCTGAGCCAAGGTCGTCGCGTTCCCAATATTGTACTGGCCGGTCTGCATGCCGGCCTGTTGGTTGGCCAGTTGGGCTTGCAGGTTCTGTTGAGCCGAGAACCTGTCTGCCTCGGTTCCAAATTGAGCGGTCTGCGTGGATGCAGCTAGACGTGCCTGTTGGTTGGCAAGGGCTGCTCGTAGTGCTGCGTCTTGGTTCGCTTGTTGCAAGTTGGCCTGCGTGCCGACGTTGAATTGACTGGCTTGAAGCCCTGCCTGTTGGTTGGCCAGTGCGATTCGGTTTTCGGCGTCCTGATTTGCCAGGCCAGCCTGCAAACCGGTCTGCACGTTGAGCGTGCCGGTCTGGATCCCGGCCTGCTGGTTGGCCAACTGTGCTCTGAGTAATGCGTCCTGGTTCGCCTGCTGTGCCTCAAGGCTGGTTCGGGCGTTAAATTGGTCGGCGGTTAGACCCGCCTGTTGATTTGCAAGTTGCGATTGGAGACCACTTTGCTGATTTAGTTGTTGAAACTGATTAGCCGCCGCTTGGTTTGCGAGCGCGACCTCGAGCGGGGTGCGGGTGTTGAATTGACTGGCCTCAAATTGGTTCCGCACATTCTGCTGCTGTATACCCACATCGCCGGCTAGCACATTGCCAGCAAAGCCACGATTTGCGGCCTGCTCGGCTTGCAGTTGCTGGTTTACTTGGCCGGCCAAACCGAGGTTCTCAATTGCACGCGAGCGCTGGTTGACCAGACGATTCTGCACCTCGGCGCTGATGGCCTGCGGTGACATCGCCATGCCGCGGGCGGCGTAGGATGCACGCACCTGCTGCTCGGCCTGACGTTGCTCGGCTGCGCTGAGACTGCCATCCGCCGTCAAATTGTTGAGCACGGCGCTCTCAAGTGCGCTTGAGATCCTCGATGGGCCAGCGTTTAGTGCCTGACTGTAGAGGCTGCTTCCCAGCGTACCCGGTTGGATCAGGCCAGCTTGGATCTGGTCGGGCGTGTAAATTTGCTGCGCGGTAATGTTCTGCGCGGCAACATCTCGGGCACCGATACTCTGTGGTGCGTTGATTAATGCGGCACCCACGCGCTCGGCGCCGATCTGTCCCGGTGCGGCGACTCGAGCAGCCCCTACTTGCTGGGCTGCGACTGAACCTGGTGATGTCATCTGCTGGGCCTGCACCTCGTCTGCGGTGACGGCACGACCACTTACGCCCTGTCCGGTGACCGCGTTGTATCCTAGTGTGCCCTGAGATCCGATGCGCTCGGCATTGATATCTCGAGCTGAGATGTTATCAAATCCGGTGTTCTCTCGGCCTACCATCGATGCGTCGATATCTCGAGCTGAGATGTTATCAAATCCGGTGTTCTCTCGACCCAACTCAGCAGCACCTATCGTCGGCGCGTTGATTTGATTTGGGGTCAGAAATTGAGTGTCTGCTGGGCCTTGAGCCAACTGAGCATTTAGCCGGTCGAGGTTGGTGTTGCCGCTGCGTCGTAGATCCTCGGCACGCAATAAATTTTCTCTCAGCTCAGGATTTAGCGCGTTGAATGCTTCTTGGCCTTGTTGCCCTAGTGCAGATACGTCAGCCAAATCGGCGGTGCGTTGCTGACGGTTGAGTTGTTCTTGCAACGTCTGGAGTTGAGGGGCGGCTTCAGCATATTGTTGCAGCAATCCCCGCTGCCCATCGACTCCGAACGTAGTTTGATCGGCTAGTTGCAACGCCAGCTTGTTGTACTGCGGCTGGAATTGAGCCTCAGAAGCATACAGTTCTGGCGCAAGATCGATCTGGTTTCGCAACGTGTCGCGAGTCTCCGAAGCGTAGTCACGTTGCGGGGCATTTTGAATTGTGGTAGATCCCATGTGATTAGTCCTTTAAAGTTGTGAGCCTGATGTATTTTGAAGTGATTTCGACGACCCCTTTTGGCCTAAGAGCAAAGACGTGATCAACGGATCCCGGCGGCCATTTCTTGAACATTTCGACGAAGAGTAACGTGAGGCCGCCGCGCCGAGTGGAAATGATGTCCAGCAGCAAAAGGATTTTGCCTTTTGGATTAGTGCTGCGCCAATCCCAATTGGACGAAATTTCCCCTACGTCGCACTGCATTGCGGTCCCGAGGGCCACAATCTCGTCGCGATATTTGACTAGTGCGAGCGTATTCTGTTGCGAGTGAAAAGCCAGATATTGTCGGATGGATTCCCGGGGCCAGTTTTGAAAGCACCGCCGTCCGCGGTTGGCCGACGCAAAGTCGGTGATGCGCTCGAGCCAATTGACTGGTGGGGCGACGATCATTCTTCGCTGATGACATTGCGCCCAGGTACGGTTGCAGAGACGCGCAGACCCCGAATAGTTGGCCGCCCAAAAATCGTGTCGAATTTGAGGTCGAGACCAAAACCACGCTTTGCGATTGGGAACCTCTTCGTGAAATCCTCGTTGGCCGACGCCGAGAACGCGAAGACCTCCGACGAGTTGTCTGGGTTTATGGCCACCGCGGTGATGGTCATGGCGTCGTTGCTGTTGCTCAGGATGTCCACCTCGCCCGAGGTAAATCGTTTTGCCGAAAAAGTGTTGAAGAAATATCTCCTGGTGAGGAGCTGGCCAGCGATCTGATACTGGATGAATGCGTTGGTGATCTGCGACGGCAGTTGAAACGGAATTGTGGGAGTGCCGGTCGTGGATTGCAGCTCGTCGAAATTGAGTTCTTCGCTTAGGAAAATGCCAAACTCTTGGTTGATCGCGTAGAGGCGCTTTTTCTGACCGTAAAGTGCGACGACAAAGTTATCGACGTACATGCCGGCGGGAAACTTGTCGATGCTCTCCCACGCCTTGTTGAGCAGCGAATAAATCAGCACGACATTGTTTCGAGTCGATCCATCAATTGGGATGGCTAGGTAGTAGCGGTTATCAAAAACTTTGCCCACGGCGTTGGAGACCGCGGTGGCGTTGATCCGACCGATGATGTCGTTGACCGGATCCGAGAGCGGCGTGGTGTTGCCGAGCAGCTTGAGATCGAGACTGGGGTTAAGCAGGTAGACTCCATTGTCGCTCAGAAAAAACATGTACTGGCCGGCGGCGACGATAGTGCGCCGAGCGGAGCAGCCAAATTCGTTGGTGAGAGACTCAATGAAACTCAACGCACCAGGGGGCGATCCCGCAATGTAGGTGTTGGGATCGATGTAGGCGTAGTAGATCGAGTTCCGCTGGAAGATCAAAAACTTGTCCTCCTGCCACGGCTGGAATCCGACGATAAAATCGTTCGCGCCTAAGTTGATCACGAACTGAGCAAAATCGGCGTCGAACGTGTTGTAGTCGAGGTAGTCGGATGCCGCAATGGTGTCTCGAGTCGTTTTGACGATGATCCGGTTTTTGAAGTACAGAGCGAAGTCACTGGTCGGCATGTTAGCCGCGGCGCCGATGGTGACGCCTTGAGGAACTACAGTGACCGTCGAGACGCCGTCCCAAACCAGAGCTGATTTTGCTTTTCGGCAAACGATGGTACCGGTGGCGGGAGTCGCAGGCGTGCCGGCCACCGTGTAGTCGAACGTGTTCGCGGTGACGTTACTGATCACGAACGATCCATTGTAGTCGGTCTGCGTTGCGCCCGAGATGATGACCTCGTCGCCGTTGGAAAATCCGTGCGCGGTGATGGTGACAGTGGCGGTCGCGGACACCCGTGTGATGCTGGTGACGGACACCGGATCGCTGCCTTGGCCGCGGAAGATGTACATCACGTTGTTGGCCTGCACGAGATCGACCTTGTCAGTCGAGGTGATGGTGCGCCCGGTCGGGTAGTTTATTGCGGTGCCAATCGTAAGCGTCGAGGTGTTGAAAACGAAGAGCGAGTTGGCCATCGCCAGCACGATCAGCTCGACGCCGCTGGACGAAGAATACACTCCCGAGCCAAAGATCGTGAGGCCGACGATGTCGCCGGCGGTCAGGCGCTTTTGGCCCTTGCGCGTGACAGCGATGCCAAGGTCCATGCGCATGTTTTGCGACATCTGAACGTATCCTGGCTCGAGCTGGAGCGGATTGATTCTGCTCTGCATTCCAAGAAATCCGTTCTCGGCCTCGACCATGTATTGGTTACTGGGCATTAGCGGTACCTCGCGGTTTTTTTGGCAATTGATTTTGGCTGAGAAACGAACTGTTTGCCGGCCTTCATGCGTTTCCGCATGGCGGGTTTGGTGTAGTTGCCAGCAGAATTTACGGTCGATTTTGTTTTCATTAGCAGGACCAGGCTTTGCGGCTCCAGTAGTTGGCCGACAGTTTATTGGATGTGCCCTTGATGCCGCCGGATCTGGCGCAGTAGGATGCTTTCCGAGCTGGCTGGCTTTTCTTGATGCTCATGTTGGCGTCGCCAAAGCGAATCACTTTGGATTTCCCGTAGGCGCAGGCCCGCACGACAGATTTCTTGCCGCCGCTCACATCGCGACGCGGGCTGTTACAGGGAAGGTCTCTAGGGTTCATAAATTAGATCGCCGGGAGGCGGACTTCTTAATCCCTTTCTTAATAATTTTTGGCTGCTTACGGATCCACGGCGCGATGGCGAAGACGATGCCCAGCCCCGCAGCCACCGAGGCGAACCGCTCAAACGTGATCAGCGCCCGGTCTGCGGCCTCCTTGTGCGTGCGCGAAATCGTCAGCTCTTCGTGCAGCGCCTTGTTGATCAGCGCCGTCATCGGTTCAACAACCGCGTAAAGCTCGGCAGTCATGGCCGGCGAGTTCAGCGTTTCAATTTGCCCGGCGTCGCAGGCTGAACGCGCTTTTTTGAGGTAGGCTGCGACGATCTTGTGCTGCGCCACGAGTTCCGCCGGGTTGCCAAATTCCGCGAGCAATCGCTCCGCCTCGGCTTGGAGCTTCGCCAGCGAGTCGCAAAACTCTTTGGCGTCGATGAGTCCCTTGCTCGCCTTCGCCTGACCGTCCACGATAGCCAGCCCGTAAATGTCGAAAAGCGGACTGAGCACGTTGCTCGTCATCGCAAATTCTTTGTCGCTCGCCGCGATGTGCTCCGAGACCGATTTGACCGTGACCACTCCGACGCCCGCGAAACAGATGACGGTCGCGGCGAGCGCAGCGGTGATCAGCTTCGGATTCATTATTTCTTGAGCAGCTTGCCCGGATTCTTGGAATACTTTTTTGCCAGCGTCGTGATGCCGTCGATGATCTCGGGTGCGAGCAGCCCGGCGACGCCGTAGGTTACGGCCTTCACGAGCGAGCTGACTTCGATTTGCTCAACGATAACCCAAGCGAGCGTCGAGACGATGGCCGCCATGATGACGCGCCGCACGCTGTCCCAGATCGTCCCTTGGATCGGGTTGGCCAGTAGGCGAGCAATCATGCCAGCGCCGCCGATGACCGCAGTCAGCCAGCCCGTTTCTTTCCAGAGCTTGGCCACTTCCATGAGGTCTTTGTGCTCGTTCATTTTTTGCGGCTCATGCGATCTCCGAACCACCACCCGATGCAGTTGAAAGCGCAGAACTGAATCTCGTCGATCATCTCGGCCTGCTCAAGTGCGGTGACGCGAAAGAAGACAATCGTCACCAGAACCAAGAGGAGCAGCGTGATGAGTGGGCGAAACAGCGTTATCAAATTTGCTGCCCATGCCGAAGTGTTGGCCGGAGGAGTGGCCGCCTGTTGGCTTGCGGTGAACGCATCCCACTTTGCTTTGTCGCTGGCGATCTCGGCCATTGCCTTTGCCTCTTCGAGCTTTCGCTTGTGGTCCTGCCCGGCCTTGAAGTTCTCGAAAAACCCGTTGCCGATTCTGAGCAGGACGCCGAGTGCGCCGCCGCCGAGTGCGTTGGTGAGAAGATCGAGCATGGCTTATACCTTCTTCGGATTCGTCAAACGGCGGAACAGAAAATAAGGAAGCCATACCCACTTTGGGATTCGCGTCACGCTCACCTCGGTGCCTTCAATTCGCGGCATCTCCGCGTCCCAAAGTTTCACGCGAACGGGCGAGCCGTCCGGCGAACAGCAATTCTCCAAGGAAACTCTGCGCGTAGGAGCGCGGCCTCGGCTCCAGTAGTTGTCGTACTGCCCGAGTTCAATCGTGCCTGAGATGACGCAGCCGTAGAGCGTCAGTCCGTTGATTGCGCCCTTCACCGTCACGCTGCCATGAACCGTGCAATTCTGCACCGTGTAATTGGAGCCGCGCACGCAATCAATCGAGTCCTCGCGGCTGGCTGGAATCGTCAGCCCGCTAATCGTTAGCCCGGTGCAGTTCGAGCACTTCACCAAGTCGTCCCAGTTCTCTGGATCAGGTGGAGCTTGCCACTCAGCCTCGTCCACCTTCAGCCCGTTGTCCTGTGGCCCAACGTAGCTGCGCCAGTTCGTGTCGGAGGTTCCGGCCATGTTACTCGACCTTCGGTTCCTTTGGCTTTAACGCCTCCGCAATGGCTTCCGCGCACTTGCGTAGCAAATCGTGCTGATCGGCGGGTAATGGAGCCAGACGGCTGCCTGCGTAGAGGTTTTGGAGTGCTTGTTCAGTGGTCATGTTATTTGGATTCTAAAACGGCGAGGCGGGCGCGGACGGATTGGAGTTCGGCAACGAGGTTGGCAATGACTTCAGCGGAGCTGGCTTGCATACCTTGATACTTTGGATTGCCCTCGGCATCCACGGCGTCCTTTTCACCTTGCACAGATGAAGGCGAAACCTCGGCAAACTCGTGAGCAAGGAATCCAACAAACTTGCTGCCATCCGCTTTCCACGTTCCAACCTTGGGCTTAAGAGCGTCGATAAACGCTCCGCTTGCGACTAATGGGCCTATGATATCCTTGAGTCGATAATCAGAACTGGTGTTGTATGCGGTCGCGGTTGTCGTGACGGAAATCGATCCGACATTTGTGTTATCGCGGTAGTAATATGTGATAACGCCGTCACTTCCACGCCGCCGCACATACTGGCCGTCCGCAACAGCCGCATTGAATGATTGAAGCATTGTGCCGAGCGGAGTGACGTAGAAGCCATCCGTCGTGCCGGTGCCGATTGAAAACCCATTGTTGCCACTATACACGTTTCCTGTCGCCCCCAACGCCCCGGTCACGGCGAGGCCGGTGTTACTTCCCACTGCAAACGTATTGGTCGCCGATCCGTCGCTATCAGCAACAACAAACGTCATCGTCCCGTTAGTGCTAGTGTTCGGACCAAGTGCCCAAAGCTGGGAATCACCTGTGCCGTTGTTTCTCAGCATCAAGCTGTTTGCGGCGTAAGGCAGGCCAGCACCGCTAAACGATGCAGAGGTGCTCGCCGCCACCGTCGTAAACGCGCCCGTGCTCGGCGTTGTCGCTCCGATGGCCGTGGAGTTTAGACCGGTGGAGGTGAAGGTGGCAACTATGCTTCCTCCACAGCCTAAAACTAAATTTCCAGCTCGTCCATCAATTGCAAAATCGTTGATGGTTCCGCCAAAAACTTGGTCTCTTGTGCCTATTAAACCAGATAAAGTTGAGCCGTTATTTATTCGGTAAAATTCAGCTAGACCGACAGACGCACTGACGCTGTCTTTGTAGGTTAAAACGCCGCTAGAAATTTTTGATACAATAGTACCAGAAGTGTTTAACGTCGTAAAACTGCCCGTGCTCGGCGTCGTCGCTCCCACGGTGCCGTTTATGTTGATTGAGGCCGTGCCACTAGCGTTCGTTAGAACCACCGCTGACGGAGTTCCCAAGTTCGGCGTGACGAGGGTTGGAGACGTGGCGAACACGTTTGCGCCGCTGCCCGTTTCGTCGGTGAGCGCAGAGGCGAGATTGGCCGAGGATGGCGTGGCTAAGAAAGTTGCAATGCCTGTGCCAAGACCCGAAATTCCGGTGCTGATCGGAATTCCCGTGGCATTTGCGAACACCTGCGTGAGCGTCGATTTGCGAAGTGCGGTATCCGCGGCGCTGTGGAGCAGGATCGTATCTGCGGCGAGTGGTACGGTCTTTGCGGTCTGATCGGTGATGGCGCCCGCCAACAGAATAGCAGCGTCGGCCAGGTTGTTTAAGTTGGCTGCGGTGACCTGGTCGCCGGTGGTGTAGGTGGTGCCTTTTTGAATTTGTGCCATGTGAGTGGTGGTTATGGGAGTGACCCAAATTGATAAGTCGTGTTGTTGATTCTAATAAATGCCCCCGCAGACGTTGACCAAACGTCCCCATTGACGGGTGATGTAGGCGCTACTCCCGGAATAATACGCAGACTAGACACGGTTGTTGTCGAACCTAAAATGTTTAGATTGGTACTTGCCGAGGTAGCGATACCCACGCCGGCCAATGTCAGGGTGGGGCTTGTAAGTGTTTTATTTGTTAACGTATCCGTCGTCGCCTTACCAACTAAAGTATCCGTCGCATCAGGCAACGAGATCGTGCGGTTAACGGTCTGCGTGCTAGACAGCATCGTGCGCGTACTTGTCGTGCCGCCACTAGCGTTGAACATAAGCCGCTTGGTTTCGTCCACGCCATCGGTGACGTTGACGTAGCCGCTCGCGCCCTTGGCGACCAAGTGCAGGCCAACGGAAGCGTCGCTACCTGTTGCACGAATATGCACAGGATTTCCAGCAGAGCCATTCTCAATTGTGACTTGATTGACCGCTGAAGCAATCGACGCGAGCTTGAGCGTTGCGTTAGTATTCGCGTCGTTGATTTGCGCGATGACTGGCGTGGTGATTGTCGGCGAGCCTGACAGCACCACATTTGTGGTGCCGGTCGATGTGGTCACGCCGGTGCCGCCGTTGACTACGGGTAGTGCCGTGCCGCTGTAGGTAATCGCCAGCGTGCCGGCGCCTGTAATTGGACTGCCAGAAATTGACAAAACGCTGGGCACCGTTGCGGCCACGCTGGTCACCGTGCCGCCAGACGAGGGAGAACTGTTGGTAACCGTGAAGCTGGGATAGGTTCCGCTGACAGATATACCCGTGCCGGCAGCAATGGCTACCGTCTGGTCTGGCGCGGTATTGGTGATGGTGAGCGTGCCCGAGGTGGTGATGGGGCTGCCCGATACACTGATGCCAGTGCCAGCGGTAGCCGCAACAGATGTCACCGTGCCGCCGGCGTCGGCCACGAAGCTGACGTTGGTGCCGTCGCTCTGTAGGTTCTTTCCGCTCGCGCCAGCCTGACTTGGCAGGAGGGCATTGAGCGCCGCCTGCGCCGTGACCTGACCCGTGCCGCCCTTCGCAATCGGCACCGTGTCCGAAAGCGTAGACCCCGCGGCGGTGACCGTAATCGCTGCGGAGCCGTCAAAGTTTACGCCGTTGATTGCGCGAGCCGTTTGCAGAATGGTCGCACTGCCAGCGTTGCCGGTGATCGTCGTCTGGTCACCCGTGTTGGTCCCGCTCAGATTTGACCCACTGACCGCCCCAGACGCAGCAACGGATGTCGGTGTGATGGCGCCAAGCGCCAGCGTGATGGCCGGCGTCGTGGTGGCAGTGGCTACGGTGCCGCTGACCCCGTTAGCGGTCACAACGGACACGCTGGTCACGCTACCGACGCCAACGGATGACCATGCTGTGGTCGTGCCGTTTGTGGAAAGTACTTTGCCCGAGTTGCCCGCCTGGCTGGGCGTAAGGTCGTTGAGATCTGGAGCAGTCCACGAGGCATCGGCTCGCAGAAATTTCTTGGCTGCGGCAGATCCTACGGTGGGCGCCAACACCAGACCCTGCGTGCCACCGGATCCTGAGTCGCCCACGAAGACCGGCAGCATGGCGTTGACCGACACCATGCTCAGATCGGTTGGGGCACCGGTGCCGCTAGACCGGCCCTTGATTACGGTGCCAGTCATGTCGGCCAGCTTCGCGTTGGTCACTACGCCGGCTGCAATGGTCGAGGCAAATGAGCCTGTGCCCGATCCGGTGACATCTCCGGTCAACGTGATCGTCTGATCGCCGGTATTGCTGCCGCTCAGGTTGCTCCCCGAGACGGCCCCAGAGGCGACCACACTGGTCGGCGTAATTGCGCCAAGACCTAGCGCAATTGTTCCGGTCGATGTAATGGGAGAGCCACTGCTGGTGATTCCATCGGATCCGCTTACTGAGACCGAGGTGACCGTACCGCCACCGCTTGCTGCCAAAATCTGAAGAACCGTGGCCCGCTTGTTGGTCGAGGTTGATCCGTCCACCAGGACCGTGAAGTCGTTGGTGTTGACGCCGGTGGCGACCGGCAACTGAGAGATTTTTTTATCAACGCTCATTCGACAATTATGCGGGATCCATCCTCGAGGAGAAGCTGTCGGTTTTCCTCGGTGTTAAGGAAGGCGATAATGCGAACCACCTTCAGCATGCGGTTCAGCAGTGCTTGCATGTTTAGTCCGTAAACGGAGAAGCGATAACGCGAGCGGCGGCGCTAACGTAAATAAATTTAGCGGCCTGCGCGGTCTGCCGGCTGACCATTTCGCGGTATCCCGAGGCGAGCACATGTCCATTGGTCGCGCTTGGTGTGCTGTTGTCAAAAGTGACGTAGACCGAGGCATTTTTGACCTCAAGCAGAACGTAGTGGGTCTGAAGATTGAATGCGGTGAGCTGAACGACGCTGGCAGCGACTGCAATTTCTTGCAGCGTTTGACCGACATGCGGCTTCGGGTAGAGGTTGATGGCTTTGGTGAGTTGCATAGATTTGAATTTTAATAACCAAAAAAGTTAATTCTGCGGACTTGGCCTTGGCTAGTGAGAATTCGCTCGACCTCTTTTTCACGAGTTTGTTCAGCCTCGGCTTCAGCGATGACGGCCTGATCAAATTGACCCTCGGCGCGGAGGTAGTCGGAGAGAGCAGCGCGGGCGACATAGTCTCCCAAAAAGTAGGGAATTTCGACCAGCGACCAGTTGGCGGTGTTGCTGGTGGGCGACTGGTTGGCGGTGGTCGCGATAATGCACTCGTACAGGTTGCCGGCGGGCTGCTTGCCGGCGCCAGGCGTGAATGATCCGGTGTTGCTGCTGGTGTCGAAGTAGGCTTGGGCGCCAACAGAGTAGGCCACAGTGGAGGACCAGGCGTCGCCGTAGAGTTCTGGATTTGAAATGCGGTACTCCACGAAGACCGGCGTCGCATTCTGCATCAAGTTGATGAAGTCGTTCGTGCCGTCGTTGTACAAAAAGTACTTCAGAATTTTGGCTCGAGTAGTGAGCCGCGGATCTTGGTCGTAGACGTTGAGCACCTCGCCGACATCGGTGCCGAGTTGCACGGTGCGGATGCCTTGAGCATCGACGGCCACGGTGTCGCCCGGGTACGCCGTGACGCGGATCAGGTCTGGCCACACATCCGATTTCCAGATGCTGTCGATCCGACCGTTCGCAAAATCACGAAACTGCGCGAACATTTGCGCGGTGATACTCGACCGATCTAGTCCCGCGAGTTGCAGGTATCGGTAGAACACGGTGCTGAGTTCGATTAGGCGCATCTTCCAAATTGGTCGAGAATTGAAACCTTGCTGCCATCAGTGGTCGATTTTCCGTAACCGACCTGCATCTTGGTGGCGCCACCCTTGGTCTCGAGGCCAGGATTGTCGCGCAAGAATTCGCGGATGAAAGTGTCATTTCTCCAGCATTCGTATCCCAGTTTCTGGCCCCAGAAATGAAAAGAGGAGGCAGGAATTCGGGCGCGTAGACGGCCTAGACCGTCCACGCCCCGATGATAGACTTGGTTGAGCGCCGAGGTTTTTTTGGCCTCGATGGTACTCAACACCTTTTCCTTGTGCCAGCCCCGACGAAACTCGGCCAGCAGAGGCTTATAGAGATCGTCGGGGACGGCGGCGATCATTAGCTCGAGAAGTCGAACTTACCGAACGCGAGCGGATTCTTAACAACGAGACCGGCGACGGCCTCGATCAAGCGGGCTGGACCACCGCCAAAGTCCGGCAGATCCTTGACCTCGGGGAGGCTGGAGTAGCGGATTTCGGTGAGGTCGGTCGGGATGACGTAGCCCTTGTAAACCGCGGGCATGAACGCATCAGGGTGCAGACGAATGCGACCAAAGTCGCCCTCGAACACGTCCACGCTCGACATAAACGTGTCAGCATCGGCCTCACGATTAAACGTGCGGATCGAAGATGCGGTGTTGGTGTTGGCGTTCTGGCTGGTCGTGAAGAGCAGGTTCGTGAATGCGCGTTTGACGCTGGTGCCGACGATGCCGTCGTAGTCGCGGAACGTGCCGGTTTGGCCGTAGATGCTGGTGAGCAGACCCTGCACCATTGCCTCGTCGAGGGTCGTGGATGCAGCGGAACCACCAACGATGCTGGCGGCAGGAGTGCGGAACGCAGAGGCAACCGCTGGCACAGAGCCACCAGTCGTGCTGATCCAGCTACCCATCGCCTTGGTGAGATAAGGAACGGTGCCGTTATCCGCCTGGCCATCGTTGGCCGAGAGGAAGGTCGCTTCCATATCGCGCTTCATCAGCGTGATTCCCTTAGCGACCATGCCAGCGAGTTCGTCCTTCAGACCGGCGACGATAGAGACATCGACGGAGAGAGGAGACACGCGCACGGGGCGGCGGAAAATCTGAACATAGTTGGACAGAATTGCGCGACCCGAGTTAAGATTTTGATAATCACCAGAGGTGACATCAGTGCCGTCCACGGTGCCGGTGATGGCGGTGGCTGGCATGTTGTCGGCCTGCCATTGCATGAAAGTGTTGCCGGGTTTGGAACCTTTCGGGGCCATCGCCACGAACGGGGTGTCCTTTGCGTCAACGAGGGAAATGTAGTCGGCGAGGTCTTCGCGTTTACCAACTTGTGAGCGTTCGAATAATTGAGCCATGTGAGTATTTTCCTATTACAAAAATTGTTGTAGAAGAAGATCCTTTAGATTCGAGGTGGTGGCAGTTTTTCGGAATTTGGCTTCAGCATTTTTTGCGTCCCGCTCCTTGGCGGTGACACTAGCTGGGCTTGAGGTTGATCGAGTAGGTTGAACAGGTGCTTTCTTGAGTGGAGCCTTTGCAGCCCCTGCTTTTTGAGCAGCGTAATTGTTCTCCCTTTGAGCTGCGCCGCGGATGTAGTCGCCGATTACCATCTTGTAGTCTGGGAATTTTCTCAGCTCAGGAAAAGCAGTCAGCATGTTTTGTGCGACGGCATATTCTCGGCTGGTCCGATCTTTCCACCACTGGTATTCACTTTCGGCCATCGGGTCGATTTGGCTGCGAGTATTTACATACTTGAGCTGCTTCGGCAGATGTTCTTCTAGAGCGTCGAGTGCGTTGAGCTTAATGCGTCGAACATCTTCTGCTGAGTAGTCGGTTTCCTTGCCCACCTTGTCTTTTACGGTGGCACCGTCAGCATTTTCTTCGCACCAGCGACGAACCTTACGCGCTTCCGCGAATGCTGAATCTACCTCGGCTTGCGACTGTAAGTGCAAGTAGGGGTTGTCGGGCGTAGACCGAATCGGAGCATCCTCAACTGAGGCGGCCTTTGTTTCGAGCTTGAACCTGAGATCAGCAATCTGGGCTTCCAACTGCGTCGCCTTCGCCTCGGCTTCCTTACGGAGAGCGGTCAGCTTGTCGATGCGCTTTTGGGCGCCCTTGGGCAGTCCCTCTTCAACCGCATCCGTTGACTGTTCAACTTCCGCGAATTTTGAAGTTTCTTCCACAGTTGCCTGTGTTTTGTCTTCGGTTGCCTCGGCATCTGCCGTGGATTCCTCGGACGTTGATTCCGCTTTGGTGTCAGGTGCTGGTGCCTGTGCCGGCTCGTTCGACAGTGATCGACGAAGTAAAGAAGCAAGCTTCTCCTCGCTGATTTTACCGAGCTTATCTGCCACGGAGGTATTGAGAGGCTTGTCCGCGCTCGTTCCGTTGTCCAAGGGTGCGGTCTCTTCTGTCTGGATTGCTGTATCGGGCATGGTGTTTTTTGACCGCCAAGAGGTCGTGCAGCGTTGCTCATCGGCGCCACGCAGAAAGCCGTTGACGCACGATTCCCTAAATTTGTTTTCCAGTCTAGTATCTAGCTAACTTACACCAACTCTACCCACCTATTTGTGGGATCATAGGTATCGCTTCTTGGCCTCGTCGCGCAGTTGATGCAGCGAGATCAAGAAGTCATTGAGCGCCTCGGCCCTGCCGGCGGCGTGGATGCGATACTCACCGAGGGTCTCGCGGTTGATGGCGGTCTCGACCTCATCCTGGATGCAGTCGCTGGTGTGGGCCAGAACTGCATCCCAGAGCGGGCTGGTGCCGGTGAACGCAAATGGCTCGAGTTGGTCTGGTTTCATTGAGCAGGCGGCGGTGTGGCCGAGGCCGGCGTGACGCCGATCTTACCGACCTGTTTATTCTGCTGCTGCTGCATCGAGAACTGCAGATTTTGCATATACTTTTGGAGGAGCTGCTGGAACTGCTGGTCGGTTTTTGACGCCTGCTGGGCCTTCGGGTTGCTCTGCAAGACCTGCTGGGCGTACTGCATTTTGCTGCCGGCGGCAGGATCGTTTTCGACGTAGAGCGCCTCGTTGCCGAGCATCATCATGCCGATGTCGGTCTGCACGTCCTTGAACATTTTCTGTGATGCGCCCTGCTGGTCGGTAATCATGGTGCGAGCTGCATCCGGCGAGATGGCGGTCATAATGTCGGTGATGAGTTGGTTGCGGTCGATCACGCCGCCGGCGTCGAGCGGCACGACGAACTGCGAGATGGCCTGCAACTTTTTCATCACATACTCGTTGTCCATGTCGCGCACGTCGTACTTCAGAATGAAGTCGAACTGGCCGGCGATATCGCTGATATTCTGCGGCATTGGCAGGTTGACGACGCGCTGGATCTCCTCTGCTGGCATGTACTGGAGGCAGAGCTGGAAGGTCTGAGAGAACACCTTGCTCCAGACGCCGAACCAGTTGTTTATCTCCTTCTGCATAATCACCTGCTGCTTGGCGGGCGGGACGGAGGCGTGCAGCAGGCCAAAGTAGTTGGCGTGCCGGCTCTCGACCTGACCGATGACCGCCATCGCCTCACTGATCGGGGAGCGTGGTGGATCCATGAATTGGTAGTCGTCGGCTTGGGTCACCGGCAACTGCACGCCGGGGCCGATCTTGTTGATCATGCCGATGCGTTTTTTGACGCGGATCGGTGGCAGCGTGGTAAACGCGGTGCGGTCGCGCATCGAGTCGTGCTGGGCCTTGATCTCCTCCTGGTCGGTCATCGACAACTCTGGTACGCCCCGAGAGTCACAGATGGCTCGGCGCAGACGCTCGCGCCGGTACTCAACAAACGGATACTCGCCGTGCGCGTAGTCCAGCAGCTCGTGCTTGGCGTACATGTCCTGACCCAGCTCGGGGCAGAAGACGGTGTAGTAGATCGCCGGCGAACCGTTGTCGCTAAGTTGGCGCGTGTAGGCGTGGACGATCTCGATCAAGTGATCGTTGCGCACCGTGCCGCTGACGCTCAGGGAGGTGGTGACCAGGTTGGGATTGTTGTACCAGCTCTGCCGGCCCTGAGTGACCGCGGCCTTCTCGCAGAATTCTGCGCTCCAGCCGGCATCCTTCTCCATCGCCTTCAGCTCGACCTCGGTGAAGTACTCTCGCCGAAAGATGACGCGGGCGCGTTGGAGGTCGATGGTCTCGGGCGGGAACGCCACCTCGTCGAAAGGTTTCAGCGCGGTGACCGAGGGCAAATTCTTCTGGATGTATTCCTCGTCGTACTCGCCGGTACCGGTCTCGCGCAAATCTCGCACAAATTTTCTGGCGTCGCGGATGGTGAGATCCGGCAGGAACGTGGTGACAATATCTGCCGCCTGCTGCTCGGCCTCGGGGTTCATCACAAGCATCGGTAGCTGCGCGATGATGCTGGCTGGGTTGGTGGCGCCGGCCTGCTGCGAGAGCTGCATGACCTGCTGCATGGTGATCTTCTGTGACCGGATGGCGGTCTTTTGATCCCAGGCCACATGGACGACGGACCAGCCGTACTGCTGGGTGTACTGAGCGAGCAGCTCGGCCTCGCGCTCGAGTTCGACCTTGAGTTTGTTCTGGCGGATCCAAGTCATCAGCTCGCTGGCCGCAGCAGCCATCCCGCCGTCCTTGATATCGACGCCGGAGATGTTGAGCTGGCCGCGCACGAATGAGGTGGTCAGGTTGGCCACCAGTTCATTGATGGTGGAATCGACGAGCCGAATGCGCACGTCGGAGGCGCCCTCGAACGGGAACACCTGGTCGCCGTCTGGCCGGGTGGAGCTGTACTTTTTGCCGTCGTCGGTCATGCCCGACCACTTGCAGAATCGCACGGCGTCGTTGTTATCGACGCGGCTGACATTGTTGCCGGTGTAGAGCGAGCGTTTAAACTCGTAGTTGAGGTAGTTTACATCTGGCTTCTCGCTCGCGTTTACGAGCTGGTCAGTGTTTGGTGAACTGGGTACTTTTTTGTAATCAAGACTCATGGTGAGATGTGGTTAGTGGGTTGTTTAGAACCAAAATTTGCGCCGATGTGCTCGAGCACTTCGTCCCGATAGAATCGGTGGAGGCCGCCGAGCGTGCGGTAGCAACGCAACTTCTCGGTGTGCCTGAGCCGATCAAAATACTTTTCGTCGAGACCAGTCAACTCGCTGGCCTGCTTTCTCGTGATGAGTATCGGGTATTCTTTCATGTTAGTAGGAGCCGCCGCCGACCGCCTCGAAGCTGGTGTTGGTGTAGTGAGTCGGATCCATGACGGCCAGGTAGCGCAGGCAGTCGATGGGATCCTTGGTGGCGCCCTTGTCACCGTCTTGGCCGGTCCACTCGCGCATGGAAAAAATGAGATTCTGGCAGCGGTCGGAGATGAACAACTTCGGCTCGTTGGCCCGGTTGATCGGCATATTGAGGTTGAACGCCAGCCAGTCGTTGATCAGTCCGACGCCCTCGTCCACGCGCATGCCCGCCGCCGGCTCGAAGAACATTGGATCTGGGTCGGAGTCGAGCAGGTCCATGAGGCTGGTGCCGCCCTCCTTGCCCACCGCCTGAGTGGATCCGGCGCGTGGATCGATGTACCGGGTGAACATGGACTCCTTCTGCTCGAGATCCTTGATGAGTTCCTTGTAGTCGTTGATCCCTCGACCGGCGCCGTTGCGTTGGCCGATCCCGAGCTTGCCGTCCGCCTTCTCGCTGGGCAGCGCCCACTCGCCGACATTGATGTCGGGCCACTCGCGGTAGACAAAGCGCCGCCCGTCCTCGTCCACCCGCATCCAGAGCATGAACCAATTTCGCGACCCAGCCGGATCGACGACCATGTAGTTGGTGCCCTCCGTTGGAATCTTCTCGTGCGCGACGATGTTGTGCTGGCCGAATTTCGGGAACTGAGAACCCTGCAAACTCTCGGCCCAGCCGTAGGCGCGGATCTTCAGCTCGTAGCTGCCGCGACCATCCAGCGTGCTCTTCATCGTGTTCCAGTCCGAGTACGGATTCAGATCCGAATGAAACCAGATGCAGGCGCCGCGCTTGCCGTGACATTTGGCGGTGTAGGGCATCGTGCCCTTGGGCAGACCCGGCACGTTGATCGTGTCGGGCAGCAGCTCGGCCTTCCGAGCAGTCAGGAACGTCGATCCCGCCACGAATTCCTTCACGGTGGGCGAGTAGCCGGTGACCGGCGTGAATGTCAGCAGCAGCACCCCGTTGCGCGTAACCAGCCGGTAGCGCAGCGTCTCGACCCAGTCGAGCGGCACCAGCTCGTCGCACCAGATCATATCACACTCGCCGCCCTCGATGACCTTCTTGTCCTGGGCGTAATTCATAAAAAAGCACTGGCTTTTGTTGGGCAAAACGAACGTGTTTTCCGAGAACCCATTCTTCTGAGTGTAGGCCACGTTTGTGATCTTGGTCTTTCGCGCCAGCTTGTACTCGGGCGGCATGTACTTCCACATCACGCCCTGCTGCATCTGAATCGACGACATGTTCGTCGTGTGCAGGCACCACACCCGCGACTCGGGTCTGGCGACGAGCAAATTGATCGCCCGCTTGGCCGCGTACTCGGTCTTGCCCGCCCGGTTACCACCGGATACCAGCAGCTCTCGGTGCTTCAGCAGCAGCTCGTCGGCGAGTTTCCAGTGCTTCGGCTCGTAGCCGTGCCGGTACGGATCCAGCCTTTCGGCCACGATCTTGTCCTCACGCAGTTGCAGCCGGCGTGCCGTCTCCTCGGCGCCGTGCTCGGACACCATCCGCCGAATATCATCGATGCTCGGCGAGTGGAGCACCGGGTGCGGGGCGGGAACGTAGCCTTTGAGCAGGTCGGCCATATCACCACTTCCCCGGGAACCGCGGCTGACGTGCAGCCATCAGGATGTTGTCGTACCTCCGCACCGGAATCACCATGTGCGTCGCAAAATTGAGCGAATCCTTAACCCGGCAAATCATCTTCTTGCCCTCAAATTCCACATAGATCGCCTTCCGATTCACGAACTTGTTGGCCACCACCTTTGCCTCGTCCGCCGTCCACCAGGCAGGCCGCCCGTGCTCCAAAATCAGCCCATTCTGCGGCAGTCTCGGAATGTCCGCATCCGCATATCGGTGACCAGATCCCGCCTCCGGCGCCCGAATTTGCACCGGTACCGGCGCCACCGCCTCCGGCTGCTCGCCCAGCAAAGCCTCAAACGCACTCACCCCAGCCGCCGTGTACCAGACCGCCCTCGGCCTGCCCTCATAACCCCAGTGCAGATCCACGGTCAGCCGCTCCCGCAGCTTCTTAACCTCCACCCGGCTCAGGCCGACCTGGTTGGCCAGCTCTATCTCGCGAATTTGGTAGTTCATTTGGAAAAAGTATTCAGATCCGCATTACGCCCCAGCTCGGCGTGCCAAGTCTTGTCCGGCATCACCCGGTACTCCTGCAACGTCGTCGGGTTGGGCCTCACGAACGAGTCATCCCGCCACAGGATCCGGTTGTTCGGCTGCGCGGCAATCTGGCCGCTCCCGTCCTCCAAGAGGAGCAGGTGGTAGCACTTGTGCTCCGGCGGGTACTGGCTGTAGCCGTTGTCGGTGTGATCGAGAGTGAACCAATAACTCGCCGGCACCATGATGCCGTCCCTCGTCCGGTACTCGCAGCCCATCTCCCGCAGGTACTCGTAGGCCACCGCCGAGAAATCCCAGCCGTGGCAGTCCCAACTCTGCAACTCCGGCAACGCGTGCCGTGGACCGCCTTCCACCGGCTCCGTGTGCCGCAGTTTGTGCAGCGGGATCCTCGCCCACTGGCTGCCGGCCTCCGTCAAAATCGAGAAATGCAGCGCCCGCGACGGCAGAGAGGTGACCCCGAACACCACGCACTTGTCAAAGTCGTCGCCATCCTCCACCCGTCCACGCAAAATCCCCCCGTCAACCAGGCCATAAAGGTGCTGCGGAATGCTGGCATTCATGGTAGCCATTTTATGAAAAAAATTTCGGTGAGGGAACCCGTCGCGGTGCGTCGCCGGCGGGCCGGGGGGCCGCGGCCCCCCCCCC